CAGTCTGACGCCCTTTGGCGCGCAGCTGAGCAAGCACAATTTGACGGACCTTCTCACCAAGCCGGACGCCTCGCCCGAAGGCAAAGACGACCAACCGGTCTAACTCAGCGCAGTGCCGAGCTTCGTAAAAGAATTGATCCCAGTCTTGTTTCTCTGGGTCCTGGCTCAAAATATTCGCCAAGGACTTACCAATATTCATGCGACGGAAACCCTCCGATGAGGGATCGTAACGATGCGAGCAAAAATCAATGCCGCCTCCGTCTGCAAAGGACTCGCTCGCGGGCACGACACCCTTGAGCAAAACCCCAAAACTTTTAAACTTCTCCTCGATGTGGCTGGTCTCAACCCCGGCTTTGTCGAGGACACCGTCGTCGCCTGCGGCGAAAACACGGTTCCCGAGCTTAGGCCAGAGCGCAAGCTTCATCATGACGCACTGCTCGAAGGTGTTAATACGACTCGTTTCCGAGCGCCCCGACAAGGTTATTCCAAACCGAGTCAGAGCCCAGGCTCCACCGTACGCACCAGGCCGAAGAGCACCAGTACAAAAGAGAGGATCACCGCGAAGCAACTCGAGGATGACCCTTAGCCGAAACAAAAACTCATTCCGGTCGAAAAGAAAACAAAACGCCGGGTACGCGAGTTGAATTTGCCCGGGAACATTGAAGTCATGGGCAGAGCTGTCTATCGAGACAGGCTCATTCATCGCGCGCATTTCGGCGGAAATCACCGAGTGGTCGGCATCTGCCGCTCCCATCCCGGGTTTGAATGGAGAGACGCGCCAAGAGCTCATCCCCCACTTGTTCAGTTTGCCGTAAAGAAAGATCTCGACGATCTGGTCGACGATAGAAACGCTCGCGATAAGGCGATACCTTTCTTTCTCCAGCTTCTCAGCCGGATGGATCTCATTCTTGACAAAGAGGCGCACAGTATCTTGCAGAGCGTTCTTTTCCACAATCGACATCGAAGCGACGTCTACTGGATTGAGTGAGCACATCAAAGTCAAGCGCTGGCGCGCAAGACCGACGACGCAATTCCACATCAATGTATCAGTACAAAATTCTTTCTTTGTCGCGGCCCACTCATGGTAGGGCAAGCCTGGCGACGCATCCGGACTATTCAAAATCTGGATACGAATGTCCTCGACGTACATATCGTCGAAGTCGCCCAGAGAGAGCGGCCCACGTGGGGCCGGATTCCCAGACGAGAAAACACTTTCACAATACAAAGAAACAATGCAATCAGCCAACTGGTCTTGATCCGCACACGCCCCGACGTCCTTACGACGACCGGCTTGATAGAGGAGCGAAGACACCTCGGCACCCCCCCCCCTTAGAGGAAGTCCCGATCCTTTTTCACAAAATTCACCGTTATCACCGAAATCAATACTCTTACCTTCCGACACGCGACAAAATGGAGTTTCAACGGGGCCGAGGCTCACTACTCCACAGTGGGTCCCGGCCTCGCTTTTGGGTCCCTCGACGCAGGCACGGCTGGCGTCTCAGCCAACTTGGCCTTGACAATTTCTTTCAAATCGGCAAACTGCTTACGGAGGTCGGCGACCGACTTCTTCTGTTCAGCAGTGAGGAGCATCCACTCGGGCGTACTAAACCCAATTGGAACTTTCAGGCCGGTCTCCTTCTCGGTAGCCGGCGCAATTTTCTCCTCCTCCTTGATCCGCTTCTCGACCTTGTGGGCGAGGGCGCAGACCTTGGCAGCCCCGCCGTTGGTGACCGCCGTGGCGACATTGCTGTCATCCAAGGCGCCCTCTTCCGGCAGCACCACCTGAGCCCCCGTGCCAGCCTTCTTAGCCGGCTTAGGAGCTTTCTTCTTCTTTTGCACCTCCTTCGCGACCTTGAGCGCATCCTCCTTGCCAAACAGGCGACCGGCAAACTTCTTGCCGAAGGAGCGATGGCCCTCATCTCGGAC